ACTTCCAACCTCCACTGTTAAGCATTTCTTTAAGGTAGAAAACGTAGCCTTCCAGGGTTTCCTGTGAAACGTCAGTAAGGTCGAACGGCTTGCTTAAGTCCCACTGCGGTACTAGATTTGTTTTTATTGGTTTCTTTACTGTTTTCTTTTTATAAGCCATAAGCATTTAATTAGACGGGTAATTGTCGTTTAGCTCCGGCTCCTTCCCTCGCTGGGTTAGTAAGCTGGTCTGCTTGAGCGAGTCCGGTGGTCTGTGGGTCTGCCTGGGGCACCATTTCCGGATTTACCTTCTGCAGAATGAGAGCTCGCTTGTGAGCGTTCATGTGAGCCAGCTTCTCCGGTGAGTCACCCAACTTATTGTGGATTTGTAAGTGCATGTAGTGGTCGTCTTCTGCCATTACTAGAGCCTTTGTGCCTTCGTTTATCATCTTGTTTTCCTCCTCTGCGCGTAGTTCGTCGATTGTAGGTGGGTAGATTTGCTCGATAAGGTCAGTCTTCATGCCAATAAGCTTGCCATAGTGCCGCATACCGGCGCGTAGCTGGGCTGTAGGGTCTGCTGCAGCCAGTGTGAGGTAGTCTCGGAACAGCTTTGAGTCATTGAACCGACGTGCTTCTGCAACTGCCTTACTTTCAATCTTAATGTTTGGGTCTTTGTGTCCCTCTGCGACTACTAGGTCTTTCTTCTTGAATGGCCGCCATGTAGCTCCAAGAGCACCAACAATATGCACCATTTTTTCATGCACACCTTCGTCCATGTTTTCCTTTAGGTGATTGTAGTATTCTTGCCAGAATCGTCTCTCACTCCACCCAAACACTCGAGCGGCTAGTCCGTATCGACTATCGCTTCCTTGAGCTACTAGAGTGTCACGTGTGGCTGTTGTGTCTCCGTCTGGTGAAGCTCCTTGCTTAATATCAGGAGTACCGGTGGCACGTTCGGCTGATTGAGCCAAAGTATCCATAATGAAAGACACGTCAGAGCTGATACGGTCTTTATTCATCGGCACTACTGCAGCATTTGGGTTTCCTTCTACCGGAATGAACTTGTTAAAGGCAAAGTTAAAGTCTTGTCGTTCGCTTACTTTTGTTTTATCGAACAAGTACATCGGGTGTAGGTTTGCTTTGACTGACTTCAAAGATAGGTTAAGAGCCACCGCGCGTCCACGTTGTTTATCTTCGGTGAAGTCTGGAATAGAAGGTGAGTCGAACTGGTTTGGTACTGGGAATAGCACACGGTCTACAATAGGAATTTTCTTCCGGTCGAGCTCTTGGTATCGGATAACCTTGCGCCCGTCGTCAGCTAGTGTAACGAAACAAAGCTTGCCGTTCCAAAACGTAAAGCCTTCTCGAAGCCGTAGAGTAGCGTTCTCGCCGTCAACGTTTGAGAACCTTGTGATGTTACTTAATCCAGCCGCTTCCGCTGTATCGCGCATGTATTGGTCTAGTGGGCTCTTGGTGTCGTTCTTTCCGGTAGCAGCCTTGATGTTTTCATAGTCAAAGTAATTACCTGCGTCTTCCAATTGCTGCTTGGTCATTCGTATCTCTCGATAAATGAACCGTGAAGCACCGCGTCCGGCTCGATCGCCAGCTACGTTAGAAGCTTCTGGGTCACGTACAGTAACCATTCGGTTCCAAACGTAAGGTGAAGGTGTCAGTGTGTCCTCGTCAAAGTCCATTGTACAAAGCAAGCCACGTCCAAAGAACAGGGTTTCCCAGTCCCATTCATAGTCAATAATGTCCTTCTCCATGATGTCGTAGTCGTAGTTTGCAGTAAGCTCCAGGTTTTCTGCAATCTCATCGTCTCCTACCTCGCGCGGTGAAAAAGTTGCTGCAAGTGTGTCTTCGTATAGTGAAGCAAGAATAGTCTGGAATACAGAAAACATTGTAGTGTCACCCACGCTTTCCTTATCTCGCTTCTGATTATTATATAGTTTGAGCCGGAGTCCCCACTCGTCCCACTTTGGCTTCATAAACCACCAGCCTTGCTCCCACTCGGAAGTGGTCTGCTTAACTAGTGAAGTAAAGTCCGGCATACCTTTCTTATCTTCTGTTTTTTCGGTGTCTTCCTCAGAGTCTACAACGTCCTCCTTTTCAGGAGCTTCGTATTTGTTTTCTTTTTTTGTCTTGTTTTTTGTTGAAGGGGTAACCATATGAAAATATCGTCATTACTAGACGACTCCTTTTTCACGGGGTTGGCGTAGCTATATTGTAACACGTACAAAGCACGAAAAGTCAAAAACGCAAACTCTTTATTTGTTGATAAGGCACAGGCCGACTTTTCCTTAAGGTAAGGAGTTATTTATTTTCTTTTTATGAAACTGGTAGCTTTTTACTTTACAAGATGAGTCCTTCCATTCTCTTTGTTAGTTATTGCTTAATAACGGCGACGAGAATTTCTTTTTATCAAACTGTAAGTAATCGATCGTTGCTACGGTGCATACCAGACGGCACGGCAAGAGTCGGCAACTTGTTTTCCGTGCTTTCGCATATGAACCTTAACTAGAACTTTTATTCCGGACTCGGCTGGTAAAACAATATAATACTCACCTAGAGAACCATTAAAATTTAATTTTAATTCATTGTTTTACCAACCAAACCAGTAATAATTTGGTGGACTATGTTTTTATTCGAGAAGCCCAAACAGAAATTTGCTACAAAAAAGCCACGTCAGGAAAAACGTGGTTTCAGTGTTGTTTCAATACAAGAGTAGCCAACCCAAAGGTAAGTGAATGCCTCCCCGTGAGCTGGGTCAGCTACTCTTGTATTCAATTGTGATTGTGATAGAGACATTCACCAACAAGTATAACATAGAACCAAGGCACCATATCGTCGGAGTCGACACTATGGTTGTGGATAACCAAAAACGCACCACCTCTCGGTGACGCGCATGGTTAGTATAGCAGGTCTATTGATTTATAGTAGCTCTCCTCCGGACTTCTGCAACAACTTCTTTGGGAGTGTTCTTTTTGAACTTCGCCCATTCTTCGTGAGTCATTCCGTAACGTTCCTTAAAACGTTTTTTATACTCGACACGGTGAGCTTTCGAGTAGTCCTTGTGTTTTCCTTTGCTCATATATTCTATGTATATGTGCGCGGTTATAATAAACGCACTACATAGCCATAGTTTTAGAGTGATTACAATATGAATTATTCATAGTTCTATTCTACCATAGCCCAGGAGCGGTGAGAGACTCGAACTACTCTACAATTACTCTACAATAAGAAAAACCACAACAGTTGAGGTCGTGGTTCTTCAATGTAAAAGTTTCTGCCCCAGCAAAGTATAACGGGTCGATTCGTTATACCGGCTCTATTATAACACCTCCAGCACAAGTTTGGCAAAGCGTAGACTCCTTCAAAGATAAGTAGTAATCACCTAAAAATATCTCCTTGGAACAACCGGAACAGAAGTCTATCTGTATGTCACTTTGTGGCTGGTCATGCTTGAGCATACGGGTCGTCTGAACTCATAGTTTGAACTCCCTCCATACCGTACATCTTGGGCGCGTACTCACGGAACTGTGGTTCCTGGATAAGAATACGTCCCAGAGCTTCGATAAGGTGGTCGTCTTTATCAATAGGTACTTCCTTCCGGTTCCGCTCCATACCGGTCTTACCGCGCCACTCCTGCCACCTCCAGTGCTCAATTTCCCATATAGTCTGCTTGCAGGTAGAGAATACTAGGAGCTCCGGCTTCTTTATAAACTCATCGTTATGTTTGTTCCAGTCCAGAGCGTCTGCAATACGTTGGTTAGAAGCTGTACGAAACTTCGATCCTTCGATATACGGTCGTCCTTCTTTGGATAGCATAGAACCTAGACAGTTTTTAGTGTGCTGGTCTTCAATAAAAGCACTCGGGTCACATATGTAAGGCTTTTCCATGCGGAACTGCACGTCGATTTTATTAAGGTCGTACACCATATCCTTTACGGAGTCTGGGTTCTTCCAGTATTCATCAACTACAATAAACTGGCCTTGGCTATTCACCGCTACCCAAATACCAGCGTCACTGTTACGTGGGTGCGGGTCGAGTGAGTGATATACGCACCATTCTTTCGGGTCGAGAGCGAATGGCTCAATTACGTGAATGTCTCTGTCCCATTTTTTATACACAAGTCCTATTAGGTGTTGGAATTTACCGTAAACTCGAGCTTGTCGTTCGTCTTCGGGGTACTCAGCTACCATTTGAGCTATGTGTTCGTGCTCCAGGTGTCCTCGTATGCCGTGCTCCTTACAAACTGACTCCACGTCTGCTGTTAAGTGGAATACCTTACGCTTCACTGTCACTGGGTCGTCTCCTTCCCGCAACACTACTTGAGTTTCTACTTCTCCCTTGGCGAACATATCGTACAAGTGAGCGGAGCCGGAAATAGGCGTCGCTGTTATTATTATAACCCCTCCTTTACGCATACGAGAGATAATGGCTTTGAGCACGTGCTCCGGTGGTGGCTCATCTAGCCATGCGAGTCCAAGAGTTACACCCTCAAACTGCTTTGCGTCCTGGTCATACGTCATAATGTCCAAGTCCCAGCCGGTATCAGTCTTGAAGATAGACTCATAGTGCTTTCCTCCTTTACGTGACGTGTATTTACCCTTTGGGAACCAGTCACGGATTTGGGACACAATGTTTTTCTCCACTAGGTCTGACTCTGTAACAATACGAGCTGCTTTGGGGAAGTCCCACTTATCAAATAGTCCACCGGAAAACCAAGTATTGTTACCACCAAAGAATAGATTAGCTAGAATGTTCGTCGCCAGTGCTGTCTTACCTACACCGTTGGCTGCACTCAAGAATAGAATAAAGTAATCACCACTACCAAACGCGTTCGAAAAGTCCTCCGCTACACCGGAAGGTTCGTAATACCGGTACTTCTCGTTTTGCATACGATAGTCCAGTAGTTTCAGGTCGTGTAGTGGGTCTTTCTCTTTCATATTAGAACGTATGTTTGTCTCCGCATTAGTTTTATTAAGACTGTTTAGCGTGAAATATATTCTCACCCTCCATATGCTGTAACTCATGCTGGAAGATTTGAGA